AGTTGGGTGGCTAGACGCCCAGACGGAAGCGGAATACGAGATCTGGATGGTTGTGAAGTCCATCGGATCTTTGCAGGAAGTCATGCGATGGGACCTTGAAGACATCGACGCTTACCTTGGGATACTGCGCCAGGAGCAGATGACGAAGGCGGCGCAAAACACCTACCAGATGAGGGACTCGGAACAAAATGGTCGTCGCTGAACTTCTCACCAGACTGGGCTTCGAGGTCGATCCGCGGGAACTGAACCTCGGCCTCAACCGCGCGAAGTCTTCGCTGGCGGAGTTCAAGGGATTTCTGGGAAAACTCGCGCTGGGGCTGAGTTTCTACGAGATCGGCAAGAGCGTCCTGGACACTTCACGTGAGCTGGAGACCATGACCACCCAGCTCCAGGTTATGACCGGATCGGCCGACAAAGCTCAGGTGATCTTCAAGGGTGTCACCGACTACGCGAAGAGCACGTCCTTCTACATGAAGGATATTCTCAACGCCACGGTGCAGATGCGAATGGGCATGGTACCGCTGGACCAGATCATGCCAAAGGTGAGGATCCTCGGAGACATCGCTACGACCTCTGAGCAACTGGCAAGTCTTTCGCAGGTCTACGGGCGTGTGAACGCCCAAGGGTTCGCGGCGGGTCGGGAGCTGATGCGCTTCCGGCAAGGCGGCAACTTCGACCCCACCCAGCAGCTTGCGCTCATGGCCGCCGAGAAGGCAGGGCTCATGCAGAAGGGTGAGGACGTGGGATCGGGCAGCGCGACCGAGGCATTCATGCGGAAGAAGCAGGCCGAGTTCCGCACCCTGGCGATGCACCGAGAGCTGACCATCGGGATGATCGACCAAGCCATCGAGTACGCCACCACCAAGGGCGGAATGTACTTCGAGCACCAGCTTCATCAGGTGCATACGTTCTCCGGCGCGCTCACCAACATGCTGGATAACTTGCGGATCAGCGCGGGCCTTGCGATGCAGAAGCTGTTCCCCATCGCCAAAGAGCTGATGATTTTCACCGCCCACATCAACCTGGATTGGCTTGGCACGGCGTTCACCAACTTGGCGGCGGGACTCCAGTACTTGTGGGATGTCTTGAAAAGTACGGATATGGTGGCCGGGTGGGAGGCTTTCAAGAAGTCGGTCGCCGACTTCATCGACACCCTCGGAATCGTAGTGGGCGGCACCAAGGGGGCTGGAGACAGCTTGCGCAGCTTCGGTGAAATGCTGGGGGCAGCGATGGGTGCGGTGTTCAGGATCTCCGCAGTCCTCCTGGAATTGCTCGGCTACCTCGCCTACGTGGTCGCCTACGTGGTGAAGTTAATCCGCGAGCACAACCTGCTCATGGTGTCTTTGCTGGCGTTGTTGATGCTGTTCGCTGGCGTCGGCCCTGCGATCGCGAAGGTGACGACCTTCATGGTGAGCTTCTCAGCGGCCACCGCCCTGGCGAGCCTTCGGGCGTTCATGTTACAAGGCACCTTGACGAGCCTGTGGGAGTACACCAAGGTCTTCGGGACCCGCAGTGCGATGAACGCCTTCTTCGCCACATCGCAGGCGGGCATGATCGGGCTGACCATCGCCACAGGGTGGGCAATCCAGAAGATCCTGGAGCTGCATGAGGCCATCCAGGACAATGCGAGTGTGAACCGCCAGATGGAGTACGGAGCGTGGGTGGCCAACAAGTCCACGGCGGAGACGGAAGTGAAGATGGCCGAGCGCGAAGCGTTCCGAAACAAAGGACCTCGCGGGGATGCGTTCAAGGAGTTAGAGGCGAACCGCAAGCTACTCCTGGCGCACAAGAACCTGGACTTCCTGCTCTCGCACCCCGTGGCAAAGCCCAGTGAGTCCGGCACACCTCTGCAGGAAGATCTGTCCGCGAAGCTGATGGCCCAAATGTCCACGGACATGGGGAAGATCACGGACGGTCTCTCCAAGTTGCTGCCGCCTGCGCAGCAGACCGCCGCCAACACCACCCCCAAGGGCAACGTGCCCAACGACGTCCTGCGGCTGGCCGGGATGTCGTTCCGAACCCACTTTGACGTCCTGGCCAACGGCATCGCGCTGGCCGCCGAATGAACGGCCTCGCCACAGCGATCGGCGTGGCCACGGTCGGCGCTCGGTTCCTACCGGACGGCGCACCGACCCCCACCGACCTGCAGAAGATCCAGACCCAGTACTTCCAGGCCGACGGGCTCTCCAAGAAGTCCCCGGACCTTCCCGGCCCGCTGACCGGCATGGGCCTCCAGGAGAACGCCCAGGGACAGTTCAACGCCAACCAGTCCGACTACTCGAAGGGGAGCATCTTCTTCCGGAAGTCCGGCCAGGGCCTCAAGTTCACGGCGGGATCCCCCGGCGCGGGCACCACGACCCTCGGGGCCATCGACTTCGACCTGATTATCGAGGAGGAGATCACCCTCTCCGCCAAGGTCTGCCAGCACCCGGTCCAGAGCGGCGACCCGATCACCGACCACATCCAACCCCTCCCCATGTCGGGCAGGCTCAAGGTGTTGGTCTCCAACTACTCCTTGAAGTACGGGCCCGGTGGCGTCAACGCCTCCACGTGGAGCCCGTCCGTGAACCGGGCGCTGGCCGCTTACGACGCCTTCAAGCTGCTCATGCTGGCCCGCACCACCGTGACGCTGGTGACCGTGCTGGAGACCTACTCGGTGAACTCCATCGTCATCACCAGGGTGTCCGTGCCGAAGACCCACGAGGACGGCGACTCGCTGACCTTCACGATCGACTACGTCCAGATCAAGGTGATCGCCAAGCTGAACACGACGGCGCTGGCCGTGTCCGCCAAGGCCCTGAACCCCACGGTCCCCCGGAACTTGAGCGCCATGCAGCCTGCCGGTAACGGCACGCAGTCACCTACCGACACGCCCGTCCCGCCCAGCGGCATCATCAGCGCAGAGGGTTCGGGGGACGGCACATGAAAAAGTTCGCCTACAACCCCTTCCTCTCCTCCCAGCAGACCTTTCGGTTCGTGACCGACGAGGGCACAGCCGTCGTGGTGACGCTGCGGTGGAACGGGCGGAGCAACTTCTGGTTCCTGGATGTGACCCAGACCCTGGCCGACGGCACCACGTCATCGTTCTACGGGGTGAAGGTGGTTGCGAGCTTCCCACTCCTGCGCGCCGTGCAGAGCCTGTTCGCATTCCCCGGGGACTTCATCGTCTTCCCAGCCTCCAGCGGCGTCGTGGGACAGCCCATCGCGTTCCCGGACCTGGGATCCCAGTGGTTCCTCTGCTACCTCAACGCCACCGAGATCGCCGCCTGGGAGGTGCAAAATGGCGTTCGGTAGGGTTTTGGACATCTACGCGGGGGACAATCCTGCGGGGACGCAGGTGGGCACAGCGACGCTCATGCAGCAGGGCGAACTTTACCAGCTCGCCGGGATCAACCACGTCACCGGCGAGGATTCCCTGCACGCCTCCGCGGAGGTCCACCGTTCGAACACGATGGATCGCAACGTCGCCGAAGTCAAGATCATGAACTTGAACTCCGACACGAGGAAGTGGTTGGAAGATCCGGGCAAGATCCTGCGGGTGGACGCGGGCTACACCGACGAGGGTTTCGGCACGATCTTCTTGGGCCAGATCGACTACGCCACATCGACGCTGATCGAGAGCGACTGGGTGACGACCATCAACGCCTACGGCTTCCGCGCGCGGTCGATGGAATTCGAAACTCTTCTGACCGCAGTCTCCTACGACCCCGGCACCGACCTCCAGACGATCCTCAACGGCCTGGGCCTGATCCTCGGGGTGCCGGTCTTCGGGGTGAACGTCTCCAACATCATCCCACAGGGCGGATTCGTGGACGTGGGGCCGATGCGGAAGATGTTCCGGAGGGTCGAGAAGATCCTTGCCGCACCCGGGGTCAACTTGGGGCTCTACTACGACCTCGCAGAACTTCGCGTCTTCAAGGCGGGCCAGCCCGACTTCCAAATCGAAACGCTGATGTGGGACCTCACCAGCGGACTCACCAGCGCCAAGTGGGTGGTCCACGAGGTCACGGCCTGGCGCAAAGAGGTCAAGGCTGCGCGGGCGCTCCAGAAGGCCCAAGCGGCCTACAACAAGCGAAAGTCTCCTGATGGGCAGACACGCGCCGCGCAGACCGTGTGGTATAAGAAGTACGCTGACGCCGAAGCCAAGCGGGAGCGTGTCGAGCTCCACGGGCTCGTCAACCACATTGCCCGCCCCAACTGCCCCGTCAAGGTAAGTCACCCGGCGCTCTCCACCGACGGATACATGCTTCTCGTGGCGGACGACATCACCTATCGCCTGACGAACTTTGGCGAGGACTTCGACATGGCGATCCACGCATCGCGCGATGCGTCGGGGAACGTCTGATGTCGAAGATCACCCTTCCCGAGGCCGTCCAGTTCCTGATCGACGCCAACATCGAAGGCGTCCACACCAGCATCCCCGGGATCGTGACGTCCTACGACGGCCACAAGACCCGCCGCGCCACGGTCCAGCCCTCCGTGCGGCTCCCGTCCTCCAACGGTGTGCTCATGGACATCCCGCCCATCGGCGGCGTGCCGGTGGTGTTCCCCTCCTCCGCCCTGGGCACCCTGTTCTTCCCGATCAACCCGGGCGACGGCGTGACGCTGGTGTTCTCCGAGGTGGGGATCGGGAGATACCTGCAGAGCGACGGGAGCGACCTAGCCGACCCGGGCTCGCTGGACCGCCACGCCCTGACCGACGCCATCGCCATCCCCGGCCTCTGGACCTGGAATTCCGCACCAGCGTTCCCATCCAGCGCAGATACCTCCGCCGTGGTGCTGGTGAGCGGGAACGGCTCGATCGTGGAACTGAAAGACAAGGTCGGGATCCGCAACTCGGCGACGGACCTCCGCACGGAGATCGAGCGTGTGCGCCAGCGCATCGAGGACCTGCGCACGGACCTCGCCTCCTACTTCACCCAGCTCGGTGCCGGGGTGGCCATGGATGCATCTTTCCTTGCGAACACGGTGGCGGCCTGCGCCTCGATCGCGGCGCTTCAGCCGGCCATCGCCGCCGCCATCGCACTTGAGGTCCAGGACCTTGCGGAGCTTCTGAAATGAGCACGACCATCGCCCTCGGGCTTGACGTGGTGGATCCCACGATCGCCACGCCGATGTACGACCTCTACCTGGATCCCACCGGGCAACTGAAGTTCCACCAAGTCACCAACGCCGTCGTAGCCCAGGCGGTCATCACCCGCCTGCGTACCATGCTGGGCGAGTGGTACCAGGACCCGACCATCGGGATCGACTACGTCGGGCAGGTACTCATCAAGGGACCGAATCTCGCCACCCTCCAGCGGTATTTCGCCGCGCAGATCGCGCTCGTGCCCGGCGTGGCCTCGGTGGTCTCCGTCGTCTGCACGCTGAACTCCGCGACGCGGACGCTCTACGTGAACTTCTCCGCCATCGCCACCGACGGCACAGCCGTCCAAGGGAGCATTTGATGGGAACCTACGTCACAACCACGGGCTTCGTCGCCCGCACGCTCCAGCAGATCCTCTCCAGCCTCAACGCCGCGATGGTCTCGTTCTTCGGCCCGACGATCGACACCTCCGCCGAAGGCCCCACGGGACAGCTCCTGGGCCTGGAGGCCGCAGGTCTGGGCGACATGTGGGACGCGACTCAGGAGGTCTATGCATCCATGGATCCGGCACAGGCTTCCGGTGCGGCCCTGGACCGCATCTGCACCTACACGGGCGTCGTGCGTATCGCCGCGGCGGAGTCCACGGTGTACGCGAATCTCTACGCTCTCCCCGCCAACGACGGGGTAACGATTCCTTCTGGCAGCACGGCCCGACGGGTGAGGGGGGCGGTGGTATTCTCCCTATCCACCAACGCCGTCATTTCGTCGGGCTCCTGCCAGGACCTCTACCTGTCGTTCGGCACCGTGCCAGCGATCGGTGCCACGGTGACGCTGGTCACATCGTTCGGCAGCTTCTCCATGACCGCGACCTCGGACGCGGACGCCACGACGCGGGCCATCAACACGATGAATCTGCTCGCCATCGCGATCAACGCAGGCACCTGGGGCACCCCCACACCGCCGACGCTTCCTGGCGTGGCCCAGGTCTGGTCCAGCGGCGTGATCCAGTACCCGACGACGGACGCGGTTGGCGGTGAGCAGTTCCCGACGGGCGTGGTCCTTCGGCTTCAGCACCCGATGACCCCGTACTCCTACTCGTCAGCTAACCCTTCGAACTCGCAGTGGACGACGGATCTCATCGGCTCCCAGGGTTCGTTCATCTGCAACGTGACCGGCGCCCAGACCGTGGCGATCAACGAGCTGACGGCGATCGTCTCCCCGCAGACCGGCTGGGCCTTCGTGACGAACCTCGTGCCCGGCGTTCCTGGTCGCGACGTGGAGACCGACGACGCCCTGCGCCTGCGCCGCGCACAACAGATCGGCCTTGGGCTCTCCACTCCCGCCGCCATGACCGCCTACATCTACGACAACGTGGCCGGTGTCTCCACCGTGGCGGTGTCCTCCAACGACGGCGACACGGCGATCGACGCCTACACCCCAGCGCATTCCGTGACGGCGACCGTGGTCGGCGGAGATCCCCAGGCCATCGCCAACGCGGTGTGGGCCAGCAAACCCGCAGGCATCGCCACGGGGGGCAACACGACGCGCTCGGTGCCGGACTCCCAAGGGACCCTGCACAACGTCTCCTTCAACATTCCGACGGCGACGCTCATCTGGGTGAAGGTGCTCTACGACCTCTACACCGAGGAGTCCTTCCCAGGCAACGCGGCGATCACGACCGCAATTCTCGCGTGGGCGGCGGCGGAGTTCACCGCAGGCAAGGACGTGATCGCGCCGAGGTTCCTGGCCCCCATCTACACGGTGCCGGGGATCGGAAACGCGCAGGTGACGGTCTCCACAGACGGCAGCACCTACGTCGCAGGGCCCATCGTGCTCGGCCCCGGAAACGTGGCGGAGATCCCGAACGGTACCTACATCACCTACGGTACGCTATGAGCGACGAACCCATCCAGCCAGTCGACCACAACGACCTCCAGGAGCTTCTCCTGGAGCAGTACAAGTGGCGCACCGACACGACGCCCTCGCGGATCACGAACATGATCTCGATGCTGGCCTCGGAGATGAACTTGGTCGAGGACGCGATCCAGGAGTTGCTGACGGCGTTCGACATGGCCACGGCCATCGGAGTGCAGCTGGACATCCTCGGGGCGATCTTCGGAGCACCCTTGCGCAACGGTGCGACGGACTCCGCGTATCGGATCACCGTCCAGACAGCGGCGCTGAAGGCAACCTCCGGCACGCCCGAGCAGCTGATCGCAGCGATCCGCGGAGTGGTTGGGGGGACGACCCCCATCATCCTACAAGAAGTGCAGCCCGCCAAGGTGTATGCTTTCTATGGTACGGGGGCGATCCCGGGGATCACCGTGGCGCAGATTCGGCCATCGGCAGTGCCGGCGGGTGTGCAGTTGATCTTCACGGACTTCCGCATCACCGACGACGGCACGGTGCGAGTTACAGATGACCTTCAAACAAGACTGGTGGGGGGCTAACCATGGGCTACAGAATTCAGGATTTGACTGCCGCGACGGTGCTCACGCCGGCGACGGACCTCTTGGAGTTTCAGCAGCTGTCGCAGTCCGCCCCCACCAGCCGCAAGGTGACACTTGCGCAACTCCTGGCGAGCACTCTTCAGCCGGCGAACAACCTGTCCGACATCGTGAGCGCGACGTCGGCGCGGACGAATTTGGGGCTGGGGTCCGCCGCGACGCAGGCTTCTTCGGCGTTCGACGCGGCGGGCGCGGCAGCGGCGGCACTGGTATCCGCTACGGCATTGGTGACCGCAGAGACGACCCGAGCAGAAGCCGCAGAAGTCGTGTTGTCCAGAGGTGTAGGCATCTACACGGTGCCCTGCACAGCGGTTGCGGCAGGGAACTCTGGAGCAGATTTGGCCGTCGGCAATGCCAAGGTCCGCCTCAACCAACTGTCCGTGAACGTATTCTACCTGGATGTCGACATTCCCGCGATGGCGACTGGTACCGGAGCTGGATCCCACCCCGTACACTACGGCATAAATATGGCTGGAATTGTTGAAGCTCAGTGGTTGGCCTGGCAGGCCGTCGCATCTTCCGTACCCAAGGGGGTTATCATGGGCATGTTCTCCCAGGCGGCAACACCAACCATGTTTCCGGTCACGACGCACCTTCTCGGTGGGTATGACATCACGCTCTCGCCTGCATACGGAGACGGGTCTGGGGGAAGCAATTTGACGCTCATGTGGCCCGCGAATGTTGGCGCACACATCTTCGGGGTGCTGTATGTCGGTGCTTAAGGGACCTCTCAGGGCACTCCTACTCACCATCGCGGCGGCCCTGGCCCAGTCCCCCACCGGGCCAGGAACCTTCCTGCTCAACCGCCCTACCGCTGGCGCCCCTGTGGACCTCATGTACTTCGACTCCGCGTGGCACGTCGGCACGGGGCTTCGCCGCTCCGGCGACACGATCTCGCTGCTCCCCTCCGGCGTCGTCCCAGGACTCTACGGAGATACCTCCCACGTCCCGCAGATCACGGTGGACAGCTTCGGACGCCTGACGAACGTCACGAACGTCACGATCCACGGTTCCGGAGGTGGAGGCGGTGGCGTCTCCTCTGTGGGCCTGGCCCTGCCCTCCTCGGTCTTCGCGGTGTCCGGGAGTCCCGTGACTACCTCCGGAACGCTGACAGGCGCCCTCCAGTCCCAGACGGCCAACCAGGTCTTCGCCTCGCCGAACGGATCGAGCGGCGTCCCGACGTTTCGGGCCTTTTTGCCCGGGGACATCTCGTTCCTGACGGATTCCATCTCGGTGGCGCGGGCCTACACGCTGGCAAGGATCCACGACTCCATGACCACCGAGCGTGCCCGGGTGCCGGACTCGGCCCGCGCTTCGCACATCGCGGACACCGCGAAGGTGGCAGGCCTCTCCGACAGCGCGAAGGCCCTCATCAACTACATCCGAGGTGGATCTGGCGTAACCAATGCCTTGGCGAAATGGACCAGCGCCTCCACGCTGGGCAATGCGGTCACGGCAGATCTTCCAGGTGGGCCGTACCTGCCTTTGTCGGGCGGAACACTAACTGGCCCGCTTGGAGGGACTTCAGCGACGTTCTCCAATTCGGTTACCGGTATCGTGCTGACCGCCAATCGCACGGCGTCTGATGCCATTGGCGCGGGTCCCGACTTGAACATTCAGGACCCTGCTCCGACTGGATCAGCCTGGACATTCCAGCTCATGGCCACCGGCAGCAATCTTTCCCTGACGAGCTTGGTTGGTGGGACCCAACGGACGCCGATTTCGATTACCCCGACAGGGACGATTTCCGCACAGGCTTACGCGACCACTGGCGGTACGTCCTCTCAGCTCGTGACGGGAACCGGATCTCTCGTTTCGCCGTCCGCCTTCGATGTCGATTCCGCCCGCGCCTCCCACATCGCGGACACGGCGAAACGCTCGGGGTGGGCGCTCTATGCGGACTCGGCTCGCGTATCTGGTGGCGGGGGAGGCGGCGGATCGGGCGGTGCGATCTACTCCAGCTCGACGCCGATCACGGTCGCCACAACCACGCTGACCAGCCTCACGCCCTCCATTCCGACGATCCCGAGCGCGAACCAGGGGCCCGGCTTCGTCTACGCCCTCCAATGGGACGGGACGGGTTCCTGGGCCACCCTGGCCAACACCCTGACACAGACCGTGTCCCTGGGCGGAACGACGCTTGTCTCGTGGGCTCTGGCGGGAACGTCGGTGCCCTACCTACAAGCTGGAGGAGCCGTGAAATTCACGACGAATCTCCGCGTGTTCGCGCAGACCGCGGTCGGGGTGACGGCGACGGTCAAGGTCAAAGGCTTCCTGGATGTGGACGGCGGCTACTACCAGGGGCACCCGATTTTCGTTCGCCTCAACGTGGACGAGGTAGCCACCGTCAACACGACTTCATCCAATGTTCTCCAGGAGACTGTCCAGTGGAGCGCGGCCAGCGGCAATACTCTCACGATGGACGAGATCGCGGAGTGGCTGACCACCACGAACACCACGGCGGCCTTCCCGCCCTCGGGAACGGCTGCCGGAGATCTGGGAGGCACCTA